CGTCGCGCTTTAATTTGAAAATTTTCGAAGGGCCTGCATTTGTTTGATGCGCCCAATAAACACAAACCGGTTTTCGCATGACTCTATCCTTTCTGTTAGCCCCACCATCAGGGCAGCACCTATTTTGCCAAACCGGGGCAAATTGTCCAATTGTATTTTTTAATCAGCTCGGCAACGCCGATAGTTTTTCTTTCAGCTCCGCCCAATTCAAACCCCGCGAAGGCCACGATGCCATCGGCGGCAGCCGAAGGCCCTCGGCAGCAAGGGCAACCGTATCGCGCCCATGGTAAAGAAAAACGCGCTCGGGCTTGAGCACTTCCCCGCCAGACTGCAAGACAAGCACAAAGCAAGGCCGCCCCTTGGCAGCATGCCGAACCAAAAAAGCAATTTGGTGTGGTCGAAGGGTGACTTTCAACCCACGATGAACAACTTTCAATTCCAACGTGACAAAGCGATCGTCCACGCCCACCAGCATGTCAGACACGCCGAGGTTGACGCGGTTTTCGATTCGCTCAATATCACAACCTAAAGCTTTGAGCCCATCACGCACACGTGCAGAGAATCGCGCCTCAGGTGTCGTCGCCACGATCAATCTCGAAAATGTCCGGGGGAGGATCGGCCACGCCTGCATCAAAGGCCGGGTCTTTTTCCCGGTCGGTGCTGTCCAGTACTTTGCCCGTGTCGGCATCGATCAAAGCAGTCGGAGGAGGCCCACCGTACAAACGTTTGAGTTCATCGAGCTTGCGCTGCACTTCCTCTTTCGACATTGAGTCAATGGTCCCGTGCCTGATTTCCTTGCGTTCCACGTAAATGGTGCCCAATGCTTGGCCCCGTCGATATTCGGCCTGCACCGCAGCAGCAAACGCACCGGCAGCCAACGCCTTGTCCCGGATTTCCTGCAAGTCTTTCATGTGCCGCTCATACGAGGTGTTGTACTTCGATGCCAACTCCGCCCGGTAGGCTTGGATTGCAGCCACCACGTGCGGATACTCTTTCGGGTTGGTCAACTTCCAAGCCATCACCGAGGCCGAGCCCTCTTTGTACCCTGCACGCATGGCCGCCTCTTTCAAGGTCACCCGGCCATCGCCTGACACATATTCCTGCACAAACTTCCATTCCTTGGCATTCAAGACCTTTTGCTGCCTCAGGGGTCGGACTTCCCCCGCCAGCCGCTGCTTGGCCTTGTCAGGCACCACAGGAGGCACATTCCAAACATCGCGCTTGGTCATTCAGTTCTCCACAGCCGCCAACCGTTCTCCACCTTGCGCATTGAGAACACCCAGCCGGGCCGATGGACCTTGGCAAAGCGGATTGCAGCCACACGTGCCGAGGCTGCCTGCTTTTCGCCCTTAAACAGGATGCTGTCGCCCGCTTCCATGTCCCGGAAAGGGTAGGTCGTGCGGTCCTCAGGGATGGGGATATTTGCTTCGATTTGTATCAAGGACTAACTCCCGTAAAAAGAAAATTCAACTAACAAGGGAGTATAGATAAAGTAACGCTATCTGTCAAGGCCACAACCAATTTGAGGCCGCCTATATAGAGTCTGGAGAGGAAGAGTAGTAAAAAAAAAATCACCTCCTCTTTTCGTAGGGACACCCCAGTAAATTACACTGTTTTTGACCCTGTAATGTACTGTAATGAGATAAACCATTGATTTCATTGACTTATTACGGCATTACGTCTATTACGGCTATTCCCACAAAAAAAATAAAAAAAACACCTCTTACCCTAAAAATCCCTATAGGGTCCCTCAAAATTGCATAACAACCACCACTTGATATAACCAAATTCATATATAATAGGGAAAACCCCTATGAAAATCGCAACAAATTGTACTTGACATGTATTGTTCTCTAAGCCATACTACGTGTCCCTAACACATGTAATTCTAGAAAGGATAGCAGAGTATGAGTCAAGATCATATAACCCCGCTACAGACAGCGGACCTTTTGCTCAAAGTTCCCGTGCAAGTGACGTACGGCAAGAACACACAAAACAACACATTCATAAACGACGTACGCGTGGTCCACGGTCCGTTGTCCTTGGACATCACTGCTTTACTGACCGAAGATGACTTCTTTGACATCTTTGAGCAACTGCATGATTGGTACGACGTTCGCGGTCCTTTAAACCTTTTCACTGAAGATGGAGAATTGAAATGATTGACACCCGATTCAGCCCATATGACGGCTTGTTGAACTACACCTACGAGTTTCAAAACGGCAAGGTGACCTATACCTTGGACTGCTGGTTGGAGTACGAGCCCTCTGATTCCTCGGTTGGCTTGGCCGAGTCGTGGTCCGTGTTCTATGCTTACTTGAAGGGGATTGACCTCTCTGAGCTGTTGTCTGAGGAGGTCAAGACTGAGATCATTGAGCAGGCGCAGTTATCCTTTGAGGCTTTGGCCGAGGATGATTACTATGACTGACAAGGACAAGGCTCGGGAGCTGACCCGTGAGGAGATGATCCGGGTCAAGCGTGAGGCGCAGGTTTGTGCGACGGAGATTGCCAAGACCATGTTCAGGCATTCCAGCTCGGCGCAGGTATCTGTGTTGGCTTCGATGATGGTAGCGGCTGGGGGTGCTCGGGCCACGGGCCTTGATAAGCATTCCGCGCTGGATATGTTTTTGACTTTTTACAACGATGCAACCCACTTTATGGCGGAGGAATGATGGAAAAACAAGCAATTGAAATGATCGACACCGGCCCGGACGACGACACCTTGGTGATTACTTTGGAGCAGTATGGCTGCTTGGCCGAGGTCCGCGTGCCGGGGCAGGTGATCCGGGATGCGCACCGCAATTTAACACTGAAGGAATTCTTGCAAAACAGCATGGTTGATCTGTATGCACGGTTGGCGTATATGCAGCGTCGAAATGGGCTGGGAGACCAATCATGAACTTAGGCTCTCTCATTGGTATTGCCTGTTTTGTTGCGTGGCTCACGCACATTTTTACGTGTTTCGCGCAGGCAATGTGGGGGTTCTTGTTGGCCGGGGCAATTTTCTTTCCGATTGGAATCTTGCACGGTTTTTATCTTTGGTTTACGTGATATCAAATGGACGAGGATACAAAGCTGGTGTTGCAGATGTGGCGTGTGCAGGTGATGGTGAACGATCATTTGCAGCGTCGTGTGGCTGATTTGGAAAAGGAACTACGAGATGTTGGAAAACGTGTTCGCACTGACGATTCTTTTACTGATTGGCGGCGCACTGGTAGTCGTCGTCGGCGCGATGCTGATCGCAGCGATTGATTTTCTACAGAATGGGGGACGAGATGAACAGTGATGACAAGTTTTGGTTATGCCTGTGGGGCATGGGGTTGGTGGCGCTGATTACGTTGATAGTGTGCATCACCATCAATGCTCATGGTAAGCGGGACAAATGGGAGAAGGCTGTCAGCAATGGCGCGGACCCCATGGTGGTAGCTTGTGCATTGGATGGTGTAAATGGTCATGCAGAGGCGGCTATCTGTGCGATCTTGGCGCAAGCGAGGACGAAATGATTGAACCAACGACACCGGAAGAGGACGAGGCGTTCAACGAGATTGAGCGCATCAGCAAAGTCAGACAAGAAATCATCAGGCGGCAGATGGAACCCGCCAAGACCCAGCAAGAGGTTTATGACGAGCTACGCAACGACATCCTTGAGCAAGTGGCGCAGGACATTGAAAAGCTCAAGGGCTTTGGTCAGGACACCATCAGCAGTTTTGCAATCTACATCAGAGGCATGAAGAAATGAACAACCCACCAGCATTTCCAACAGGCACAGGGGTTACGCCTTACAACCCGGGCATGTCATTGCGGGACTACATGGCGGCAAAGGCTATGCAGGCGCTAATTGACAACGATGGTTTATTTTCAGAGATACCAACACAGGCTTACGCATTGGCAGACGCAATGCTTGCCGCAAGGGAGAACAAATGAGTTTCAGAGAAACCACAGTCAAGTACATCAAGGAGGTGCTGCGGTCCAAGACCATTCATGAGGTCATTGCAAACGAGCTGCGGGAAGCGCACCTGCGCAAGCTGGAAGCTGAGACTGCGGCGGAGTATGCCCATGCAGCAATACAGTACAACGAACGACGCATCGCTCGGCTGACCGCACGGCTGATGGAG